CGAGGAGGCGTACCGAGAGCCGATTTTGAGGCAATCGCAAGCGCGTGCGGTCTGGACCGTGCTCAGCGACGCCGAAAGGGATCTCGCCACCAGGGCAGCGCGAGGCTATGCGAGCCATCGGTCCCGGCAGAAGAAACCACCTAACGTGCTAAATGCACACACGTTTTTGAAGGAACGTGACGCCTGGGCTGCGTTTGTCGCGCAGAGCAGCGAGCCTAAGCTGGCGGCGCTCGAGGTGGTCTTCGTGCCCGAGGATTCGCCGGAATGGCGTGCGCACCAAGTCATTCGCATGATCTGCGGAATTCCACCATTGCAATCAATGAATTACGAAGAAGACCGCGGCGCGCGGCTGGTGCCGTTGTCGCCCGCCGAGCTCGCGCTCGAGCAATTTGCCGATCAGGACCCGCAAAGCTGGCCGGTGGTTGCCGCCGGGACGCAAATGTGCGGCGCCTGGCGGCAGTTCCTTCGGGTCGAGCCGAGACCGATAATCGTCGGCACAATCCGCAAAGAATATCTCCCCGGAAAATGGAAAGACGACTGGCCGATCAAGGAGTTAGGGCTTCGCGTGCCATGCGACTGGCCGCCACGAAAGGACGGCAGCCTATCGGCTGCAATCAACCAGGAAGACCAGCGAAAAGCAACCCAATGAGGACACCATGGATGCGACGATCGAGCGGAATTGGGACGTGGAAAAGCAAGCGGCATTGGACTGGATCAGATTACGCGGCGAGCCGCACCAAGCCAGCGTGATAGATGCCGACGGCTGGGCCGTCATAGCGTGCGAGACCCGACGCGAAAGAGAGACCGCACGATGGCTGCAATTCTTTGGTTCTATTGTGTTTTTGCCTAAACGAGAGGTCGAGGTCAAAGTTACCCGGCGAGTAACGCCAAACCAACGGCATCGCGGGCTATTTCAAACCGTGCTGCGGCCAATGTTCCCAGGTTATTTCTTCGCCGCCTCATTGCGCGGAGATCCGCGCGATATTCCAGGCTTTCGGTCCATCCTCCGCAGTCCTACGGTTGACCGTGCGGTCGCCGCGCTGCAACAGGTGGCCAATGACACGGGTCTGATCAAGGTGCCGGAAAAAAAACCAACAGCCGAATTTTCCCCAGGTGACGTGATACGAGTGCTGGAAGGGCCTTTTGCTTTCTTCCCCGGTGTCATTGTGGAAGTATTGCCGCAAAAGGTTGACATGCAAGACCGAATCAAAGCTGATATCGAAATCTTCGGATGCTGTACCCCTATCGAGCTTTATATCGATCAGATTGAGGTGGTGGCCAAAGCCCGTCACCCTGATGGCAGCGCACGGACAAAAGCCAAGGCCGCATGAGTAGTAATCTGAACAAGCGCCTGGTGGTGCGTCTGTCGGACGATCTTGAGCAATGGATCGGCGCGCAGGCGGAACTTGAGGGCCTCGATACCGCGACCTGGGTGCGGTCAATACTCACCAGGATGAAAAACAGGCTTGTCCCGCCGGTCAACGCAATGGGCGAAGAGCCGCTCGATCTCAGGCCTCGATACCGCGACCTAGGGGTCGCCAATGCGGAAGCACTGGCGACGGGATACCGCGACGTGGGTGTCGTCGATGCCGATGCCATGGTGGCGGAAGCACTGGCGACGGCCGATGAGCAAGGCCTGACGGCGCCACGGCAGGATCAAGAGCCAGAAATCCCGCCGAGCGGGGTGCGCTCTCTGGTGCGGCGCCCCCCGCCATTCTCGACGGCTCACCCCGGGCACATTGATAATTAGGGCAAAATCGCCTATATCGTGAATCGGTTTGAATCGCCCGTATGTGCAATCATGGGAATCCTGCCAGATCCTCAGCATGAGATCTTCGCCCGGGAACTGGTGGAGCTGCAGCTCAATTGCGACAAGAAAGCCCGCGCCAAAGCCTATGAGCGCGCCGGTTTCGCGCCGCGCAATGCCGACAGCAACGGCCGGCGCCTGGCCAACCGTCCCGACATCAAGGGACGCGTTCGTGAACTTTTCGGTGAGGCCTGCGCCTATCGTGATATCCGACCCGCTGCCATCGTGGTGCGCATCGATCGTGTCGGCCGCGCCAACGTCGCGGACTTCTACGAGATGGAACTCGATGGCGGCGGCAAGCCGACCGGCAAGCTACGTCTGAAGGATATCACGACGCTGCCGCGGGAATTGAGCGAGGCGATCGAAAGCGTCAAATGGACCGACGCCGGACCCGAGCTTAAACTGGCCGACAAGAATCAAGCGAACTTCACGCTGCTCAAACATTTCGGAGGGCTGCCCGAGCCGGATGGTCCGCGTACTCAGGTGAACATCTTCAATGCTCTCTCCGTCGACGATCAAGCGGCTCTCGCCGATCTTATCGAGGCTCTCCCCGGAGGGACGGCGGGATCTGGCAGTGAAGCTGCGGGAGAACGTGAATCGGGCTGAGCCTTACCGGCGCCTGTTCACGTACTATCCCGACAACGGGCCGTTGCGCCGCATTCTCTATCCGCGGCATATGGAATTCTTCGCCGCCGGCGGCGTTCATGAGAAGCTGCCGACCTGCCCGATCGACTGTGATGGACAACCGCATCGTGATCGCCTGGCGCTTTGTGCAAACCGTGTCGGCAAGACTGAGGGCATGGGCGGCTACGAGATGGCGCTTCATCTCACCGGGCGCTATCCGAAATGGTGGATTGGCGCGCGCTGGGACCGGCCCATCAGCGCCTGGTACGCCGGCAAAACCAACGAAACGACGCGAGATATCATTCAGCTCAAACTATTCGGCAAGATCAGCTATCGGGGTCGAGATAAAACGGTTTCGGGCACCGGACTGATTCCTCGCGAGGATATAGGCGGCATCACCTGGAAACGCGGCGTTTCCAATCTGATCGATACGGCGCAAGTCAAACACCGCGTTGGCGGCTGGTCGCAGATCGGTCTCAAAAGCTACGAGCAAGGCCGCGGTTCATTCGAGGGTTCCGAGCAGGACGTGATCGGCCTCGATGAAGAGCCGCCGATCGAGATCTATGAGGAATGCGGCATCCGCCTCATGACCACGCGCGGGCATCTGCTGTTGACCTTCACGCCAATGGAAGGTATGTCGAAAGTGGTGTTGGAATTCATTCCCGGCGGCAAACTGCCCGATCGTTATGAAGAGCGCGCCGACTGGCTGCTTGAGGCAATTCAATGAGAATCGCGTCGCTGTTTGATGTTGTCGGTGGAAATACTCTTCGACGTAGACCATAGCCGGTCTCCGTTATTGGTCCGCCGGAAAGATCATCGGTTATCAATTGGTTACGGCTCAAATACCGGGCCAAATTACTACTATCGGCCCGCCGGTTAGGCACAACCAAATCGAGCGGGATTATAACCTTGACAAAGCATACTCCAGAGATAGTAGGTGAGCCGCCCCAAGGGGCTGGCGCGCCCGAAATCGAAATAACGACTGCAATGATTGAGGCTGCCGAAGAGGTGGTCTGGGCGGCCTATTTTAATCGGGAGGATTTTGCGCTGGATAATCTTTTGGCGGCGATTCCACAAATTTATATTGCCATGGAGCGCGCAAGACTTGGTTTAGTTCCTCCCGTATTGAGCGACTCCGAGGCAGCGGACGGCCAATGTGAACGTAGTTTAATCGGAACAGAATCTTCCTAAGATCGGCCGTCATTTTTTTAAGATCGCCGGGCGAGATCGCAAAGGTGCGCGGCGTACTTTTAGCTCGGGACTCGTTGCTTACCAGCCCTTTGCCTTCGGCAATTCCGGACGCCCCGTAATGCAAAACGTCATTGCGCACACGTGAGATAACGCCGAATTGCTGGGCGATATCCTCAAAATCTTCCCTTAGTTCGACGGACGCTTTTGTTATTTCGAGAATTTCTTTGATGTATCTATTGCCTTGATCAGCCCTTGTTCCTGAGAAAACGATTTTTGCAGTCGACTGATTGACGTCGGCATATTTCCACAAGGCGCGCGCGGCCGCTATTTCAACCTCAGAGAAGGCGTCGACAAAACGTCCCAATGCTTCATAATATAGACTCGCGCGTCTCATTCCGACGCGCGTTTCCGAGGCTGGAATTTTATACCAGGAAGCAGCCATGGGCTCTCAGCCGAAAGACACGCTTGGGCCTGACGCGTGGGACCGTTTCGAGCGCGCCGTTGACGTGGTGGCAAAATCCCCACCTCAGCATCGCCCTCCCAAAGTGACTGAAAAACCTAAAAAAGCGGCTAAGAAAGCGGCTCGCCGCAAGGCCAAGTAAGGCCGTTCTCAATCTTCGCGTTTCGTGAAATACTCATCCCGTCGCGGCGGGAGGGGAACACGGGGGTTATGCAATGAAAAGATTTGTCGCCGTCATCGCGCTTGCCGCGATGCTAAGTTCATGCGCCACGGCGGCGCATTACGAGAAAGTCGGATCTGGTCCTGGCGATAACGAAACGCTGCAGCGGACGCTCGCCAAGTGTAGGGCTCAGGCTGGCACCGTACCGCTGACGAACGACTTCTCGCCGCTCATCATGTCGAACGTGCGAGAGAATTGTTTGCGTGCGGAAGGCTGGGTGAGAACGCCCGCTTGCGATCCGATGTGGAATTTGTGCTGACATTTTGGAATCGCGGTGGCCTACGATAAGCCCGCGTCGTGGAAGGACCATTGCTGGGCATTGGTCATGTGCGCGATCGGCGGCGCTCTAGTCGGTCCGATAGTAGGTTTTGTGACCGATCTGACCAACGGCCAGCCTTATGATGTTTGGCTCGACAAAAATCCGGGAGCAGTAAAATTTTGGGTTGCCGCCGGAGCAATCGCTGTCATAACGGGTTATCTTTGGAAGTCGTTTTTTCAGAAGGGCTGAGAGATGGAAACATCTCCTTTGCGGGACGCTGTACCCTTGACCGCCAAGCGCGTTCTGCGTCTCAAAGCGATGCCGCCAGATGATCGCAAGATACAAGCCATCATCAAGGAATTGGACGATCTATTCTTCCGTCTTCCCCATCCATCGACGAGCCGACAGGTCCGCAATCTGCTTGCCATGCTTGTCAAGAAGCGCTTCGACCTCAGCATTCGTCAAAACAAAACGAGAGCCACAGCGCGGACACTCTATGTCACGGTTGTTCTCGAACCAAAGCCGTGGCTTGTTAAATTGGTGAAGACACTCCGGATTCTGGCACGTAATAGGAACCGGAAGATCAAACACCGTCGGTAGTTTTGGTTTTCGTGGCGCCATGGCGCTTATGCCAATTCCTGATGAAGCGCTTTAACTCGCGCTGTATCTTGATCAGGTTAGGCGACGTTGTGAGGCCGTCGATAGGTCAGGCGTTTGCCCTTGATGCCCGCAGCCGCTTTTTCCGCGCGCATCAGGTCGTTAAAGCCCAGCGCCGTGCGGGTGTTGTAGCGGAAATCGAATTCCGACAGATAGCGATGCAGGTGCTTTTCCGAGCAGTGCTGGTAGGTCCCGCGCATGCCGCGCTTGAAGAGTGAGAAGTACCCTTCGACCGTGTTGGTCGTGACCGCGCCGCGGGCATATTCCTTCGCCGAGTGATTGACCGATTCGTGCACAGCAAACTCGTTGCCGAGCTTTTTGTAAGCCGTCAGTTCATCGGTCATGACCGTCGTCTCGCGGCTGACATTCTCGCGAATGACCGGCAGCAGGCTGGCGATGGTCGCATCTCTTACGTGGAAGCTGCGGGCCGTGCCGCCACGCTCGACCAGCGTCAAGACGTGGTTGCGCCAATTGTGCGACTGTCCCCAGCGGACCGTGCGTGGCGCACCCTCTACGCGGCCCTGGAGCGTCTCGTCGATCTCCACCACCTTCCCACTGCCGCCCATCGGCGCAAGGCCACCAGCGCGCATGGCTTCGCGAAGGCGATGGCACAGAAACCAGGCCGACTTGTAGCTGATGCCGATCGAACGATGGACCTGATGCGCGCTGACGCCTTTCTTAGAGGCCGTCAGGAGAAACAGTGCCGCCAGCCATTTCGAGAGCGGAATCTTGGAGCGCTCGAAAACGGTCTTCACTGTGACCGTGAATTGATCGCGGCACTGGCTGCACTGATAGAGCCCGGGACGATGCGCCTTACCTTTGAGCGCCGTCACGTCCTCGCCGGTCGCGCCGCAATGCGGGCACACCGGACCATGCGGCCAAACCCGAGCTTCAAGCCATTCGCGGGCTTTGGTCTCGTCTGTGAAGATCGGGTTTTGCAGGTTCGCAGTCATGGCCGGTTCCTTTCGATACACGGAACCTAGTCATGGTATGGTGCTTTGTCAAGGTTATAATCCCGGACCGACCGTTGTGATGCGGACGGCCGTACTTGAACCGCGCCTTGATCCGGCGCCCTGGCATCCAGGCCGGCTGATAGGTCGTCAA